CTTTTGCCAATACCGGCCAAACGTTTTCGTGACACCATGGGTCGGGGTCGACCGAAACCACCGTTTTGGCCTTCTCGGCCAATGCCCTGGTAGATACGCCAAGCCCCGTGCCAATCTCGAGCACAAACATCTGATTAACAAGGCTGCTAATTAGTTTTGCCTCTTGATCATTAACGGACAATCGTTTCATTGGATCGTCTGGGCAGTAATAGCCATTGATATCAGATGGTTGCAGATTCACCGTTTACCTCGCGTAGAATGTACTCGCCACTCACTCTGCCCACGTCTAGGGCAAATACACGTCCAGCCTTATCCACGAATCGCAGTTTTGGAATGGAGTTCACCGACAGAAAAGAGCGAGCGCGCGGTAATTTATCTGGTCTGCTTTCAGCTTCTTTATTGCTCATTGTCTTTTTCCTTTTCGCGTTCCCAGTCCTCTGGGCCAATCTGGCGATGGGTTAGATGCGGGACGACAGTTTCAAGGTCAACATAATGGGCAATGCCGTACTTCTCGCACAACTCACCAAAATACATATCCTCGCCCCACCATGGGCGTTGTGGGTCGTCGTAGATGTACTTCCACCAGCTTTTTTCTCCTGCATCTCGCAATTTTTGCAATACCCAACGGCGGATAGCCACTGCACATGGGGCGGCAATAGTGGTTTTGATTAGCCCAACCCGCTCAAAGCTTTCGGCAATATGCAAATTACCATTGATACGAGTGTAAAAGATCGGGTTGTACGGCTTTCCACGCAAATAGGCCAGCGCAGCCACAACACCAAATTCAGGAGGAAAGCGCACCAGGCGGCCAATAATATCTTTTGGGTGGACATGGTCGTTGTCAAGCATCACCAACACATCATCCGCTCCATTGCTTACCTCCATGAATTTTTCGCAGATTACTTGCCGCTTCTGGTCAGTTCGAGAATAGGGTGTTTCAATACGTATCGCACCATATACTCCGGCATAAGCCGCCACATCCAACAAGGCATTGACAGCAATGTCTGGCAGGTAGCGTTCGAGTAAGACAGAGTAATAAACCTTCACGGCCTAAGGAAGCCCCGCCTGTTTAAGGCGGGGCTATTTCACCTACCACTTCTTATACCGCCCCGCTGGCACCGGAGCAATGACCACCGCTCCAAAGTTCGGACTAGACCCGCCCACATCGGCAACGTAACGCCGATAACGAGCATTGCTCTTTCCGGTCGCGAAGTACTGACCAGCGGCGGAGATCTGTTCGAAAGCCAAGAAATCTCGCCAGGTTGAATCGTTGTCGCTTTCCTGAATCTTTACATCCAGAGTCGGGCTAGTGCCGGACGCGCTGGGAACGTGCACCATGTAAGTTTGTGCTTCCAGGTCTGGCCCGCCGAAGTCAACACTGGCTGGGGTCAATTCATCCGCAGTTAGGTTACCTGCAGTAGATGGGCGCAGAAGCAAATCAGAGTCGATCATCTTGAACTCCTTTCTATGCGGCGATAATGCCGTATAACCGAGTAACGCTACGCGGGTGAGACAAAGCCAAACCGACCACCCAGTCGATAATCGTCCGTTCGGTCACTCCATCTTCAAGCACGCCCTTTTCAATCACATCGAGGGCGTATTCCTGCCATCCGGTGAAGTACTCTTTCCCGAATCGGACCACATAGATCGAGGTGGCCGAACCACCCGTAAGGGCTGCGCCGTTAGTGGTTTCGGTATCGCCGATAATTTTGGAAGTGTCGTTGATTTTGAAGCCCATGTCGATAAAGCGCGCGCCCTTGTACTCGTAGAACTCACGGCCCAGGTTGTCGCTGGTAGTTTTCAGTAGACCGGACTGTCTGGCGATTGACCAATAGCGCTGCAACAGGGTGTCGTTGCATAGGATGGCATCCGCTTTATGATCGGCACAGGCATAGATGGCCTTATCCAGCTTGTCAAAAAAAGTCTGGATATTGGTACTCAAGCTGGTCGCATCTGGACTGATATCAAGGCCACTTCCAGAGCCAGCATCGATATTTTGGGAGGCGCCCAGGTCATTGACAACGCGGTACCACAGGCCGGTCGGTTTAGAAAGGTCGGGCGTGCCATTGATAGCCGCGTCATTGAACTCGCGGGCCATGGCCTTGACGGTCTGGTTGATTTGATAAGCACGGGGGTCGTACAGACGTGGCGAGCGGTCGTTCACGTAAACCTTATCAACGTCGATATAGTTACCGAACGAAAACGCCATTTCCTGGACTTCATCTGGCTTAGCCGCCTTGTTCGAGCCGTGAGCCGAGCCAATCTGGCGCCAGGAAATACTAGGAAGGCCACCTTCACGCACCACCTTGACGGACAACGCACCAACATCCTCAAACGGCAGCACGCTCATAAACTGCGACTCTTCCATCAACGCCTTGGCAACACCCTGTACCAGCGGTTTTGGGCTGGCAAGATAGTCACTAAGAGTTAGGTTAGCCATAGGTTATCTCCTTTGGTAGTATTCTTCAAATATGTCTAGGCTTCGCTTCTGAGTCACATCAGGGACATTCAAAGCGTTTCCCTTAGACATCGCTGGGATGCGCGCAGGAGAACCCTCTTTGCTGACACGTTTCTGCTTAGCCTGGATGGCTTCATCCACGAGGCGCATGGTTTCGTACAGAGACTTGCCTTTACTCTTTTCTCGCAGCTCTGCCACCTCAGGATCGTCATCCAAGAGATGGACGCCAGCTTTGGCCTGCATCTGGTAGATTTCAACCGTCAGCGGGTCGGCCTGTTGCGGGTCGCCCCCATCTTCCTTTAGCCAATCCATGGCCTGTTTCGTCACCGGATCAAGCAGCTGGTCAATGTTCTGCGCCTGGGCTGGGGCAGAAGCAGAAACCGGCGGCTGAGATTGCGATTCGGGTTCGTTGTCGGTAATCAACTGTTCCACTTGTTCGGGGGTGGCGTTGATACCAGCGGACCGCAACCGCTGAATCTCCTTGTTGACACGGGCAGAAACAGTGTCTTTCACACTCTGGCGCTGACGCTTAGACAGTTCGGCGAACTCTTCCCGCATCGCGCTCAAAATGCGATCAACGATGACTTGTATATCTCCACTTGGCCGTTCCTGACCGCCTTCTACTTGAGAAGGTGTACCGGCAGAAATGTTAGCAGGCTGCCCTTCAACCTGCTGGCCTGGAAGATTGTCGTCACTCATAACAGCTCCTCCTTCGCACAAAATAAAA